GCTCTCGCTGGGACGGGTGTTGGGAAATCGCTATTCATGTGTCATGTGGCTAGTTCCGTCTTATTGCAAGGCAGGAACGTTCTCTATATCACTCTTGAAATGGCGGAAGAGCGAATTGCAGAACGAATTGATGCAAACCTTCTCAATGTCCCGATTCAACAATTGGTTGATCTCCCACGTTCGACATTTGAGAATAAAGTAACAAGTCTATCTAAAAAGACGCAAGGAACTCTTATAATTAAAGAGTATCCTACTGCTTCTGCACATGCAGGACATTTTAAGGCACTTCTTAATGAACTTTCACTTAAGAAGTCATTTAGACCTGATATTATTTTCATTGATTACCTTAATATTTGTGCTTCCAGCAGGTATAAAGGAAACAGCAATATCAATTCATATACATTTGTTAAAGCAATTGCTGAAGAACTTAGGGGACTCGCCGTCGAGTTTAATGTCCCAATTGTCTCCGCTACTCAGACCACTCGTTCAGGTTTTGGTAGTAGCGATGTTGAACTTACTGATACTAGTGAGTCCTTTGGTCTCCCTGCTACTGCTGATCTTATGTTTGCCCTTATTAGCACTGAAGAGCTTGAGCAGTTGGGACAGATAATGGTAAAACAATTGAAGAACCGATACAATGACCCCACTATCTACAAGCGTTTTATTGTAGGTATTGATCGTGCTAAAATGCGTCTTTATGATTGTGAGCAGACTGCTCAAAAAGATATACTTGACTCTGGGCAAGAAGAAGAGTATAATGAAGACAAGAAACCTAAAAAGTCGTTTGAAGGATTTAAATTTTAATGGAAACTGCTAAACACGTAGATTTTAATAAGTATGCTGAGTTTGTGGATGCTGTAACTTCTGATGCATCCAAAGACTTTCTTTCTCTATCTGATCGTCTTGTAGCACTGGATGAAAAGGGTGCTAATATTGAACGACTTCTGACTTCTGCCGTTGGTATTAATGCAGAAGGTGGTGAGTTTATGGAGATCGTGAAGAAAATGATCTTCCAAGGCAAACCATTCAATGAAGATAATCGTGAGCATATGATTATTGAACTTGGGGATATTATGTGGTATGTTGCCCAAGCTTGTATGGCTCTTGAAGTGACCCTTGATGATGTGGTTGCTCGTAATGTGCAAAAACTTCTCAAGCGTTATCCTGAAGGTGCTTTTGATGTTTACTTCTCTGAAAACCGTGCTGCTGATGACCGATGACTAAAGAAAAACAAGTAACAATTAAATTGGATGTTCGTTCTGCTGCTGCAGTTCGCCAAGTTCTTTTTGAAAATCAGAAAGGTCATAGTTATGAATTCCCTTCTGAAAGAATCAATGATCTTCGTGCTGTTATTCGTGATCTTGATGATAAAATAGGCGCAGTGGTTGGGGAACAATAAATATCATAAAAAATGTTTCAACTTATTAACCACAGTGAGATAAGTCCAAAACTAAATTTGTTAGTTGAAAGACATGATTCAATACTGTTTGAGTATAATAATGTAAGAGATAAGTTAAACTTCAAAGATTTCACAAAGTACCAAGATAATAGTATTGCAAATTATCATTCTGGTTATTCTATAAATCTTGATACCTATCAGCAATGTGAAAGTAGAGAAGTTGATAAAAAGGGGTGGCATGTTGCTGCCCTTTTTGCACAGGGACAAAGATTTGATGAAAATTTAAATCATCTTCCAATTTTAAAACAAACTCTTTTGGATATAGATTTATTATCTGTATGTGCCTTAAATTTGTTGGACCCTGGTATAAGTTTAGATTGGCACTATGACACCGATTATATTAAAGGGGTTCAACTGCTTAGAATTTTATGGGGTTTGGATATTGTTGAGGAGGAAAATAATTCCTGTTTTATGCAGTTTAAGGATTCTGAAACAAAGGAAGTTTTAACTTTTAATTTTAGAAATAAAGAATTTATTATATTTCATCCAATGCAAGAGCATAGAGTTGAAAACAACTTATCAACTTCTCGGACGATTTTATGTATAGATTACATTACTGATCCAGATAAAGCATACTCTATTTTTGGTTAAATGAATAATTTTTTTACTATAGACCAAATAAATCCAAAATTAAAAATATTGGAAGATAGGTATTCGCAGATTAAAAAAGAGTTTAATGATAGTTTTAATCAATTGATTTGGACTAATTGGAATGGTGACAATGATTATAAGCAAATATCAGAGTCACCATATAAAGGATGGAAGGTTGCTCCACTTATGGTTGATTCTGGTGATATTCATGAAAATGAGATTGATATATTCTCTAGAGAATTATCTGCGAGTTATAATCAGAATGTTTCTTATGATAAAGAGAGTAATATTTTTTTATTTGAAAACGGTAAATACCTACCGACATTAATTTCAACCTTGTTAGAATGTGGTATTAAAAAACGAGTTGGAATTAGCGTAGTTTTTCCAGATAAAGAAATAAAATGGCATATTGATCCTGATCCAGAAACTCCAGAATATGCCATAATTCGCGGTCTTTGGGGTCTTAATATCAACGAAGAGGATGTTGGTGAAAGTTTTATTTGTCTCGGTGATGAGATTAATCATCAAAGAATCAAATTTGAGAACAATAAATTTATATTTTTTTGGGGCAGGACCAAGCACATGGTCCTAAATACTTTACAAACCCCGAGATATGTGGTATTATTTGACCAAGACATCTCAAGGGATTTGCTTTTGGGGAATTAGCTCAGTTGGTAGAGCACCTGCTTTGCAAGCAGGCTGTCAGGAGTTCGAGTCTCCTATTCTCCATTTACGCCCGTGTACTCCAACGGTAGAGAGGGTGGACTTAGAATCCATACAGTGGAAGTTCGAATCTTCTCACGGGCACTAAATATTTTATTATCGCATTCACTATTTTAAGTGGCATCTACTGGAAAGAAAAATTTCGACAGAAATTGGAAGGGAAGTGACCAATTAACAACAGTAAAAAAGACTGCTCCTTACTTTAAACAAGAACTTAGTGGATATAAGCAAGTTGGTTCTTGGTCACCTGGAACTTCTGTTACTTATGTTGATTCTTTGACTATAGATCACCTAAAGGCTGCTTTTAGAGTTGGTGATGAGATTTATTATGCAAATGTTGATTATTTTGTAAAACCAAAATCTGCTCAAGCTTCTGCTATACCTTTGGGTCCTTCAAGTTTTGGATTATCTAATCAAACTTTTTCAGCAACTTCATATTATACTGCCATTCAAAATTCCATTAATAATAGAATGGAAATCCCAGGTGAATTGTTTGATTATCTCTATGAACTACTTGAGTATGTAAAAACAGGAACTGGTGACTACACTGGAATTAAACTCGCAGGATTTCCATGGGGTCAAATACAAAACTATTATGCTGAGGTTATTGGACCACTCGCTTGCATTTATAGGGGAATATTGAATGGGATTATTCCTACATCTGGCATAGCATCTGCACAGATATATATTCCTCCCGATAGCGAACAATTGTATGACTATAAACTCATATTTTCAAATTCTGAACATCTAATATCTGCTAAAACTGCCAAGGGAGTTTCGAACCAAGTTAAACCACAATTTGTAACTGCGGCAACTGAAGCAAGTGGAAAACTTGGAGTTCTTGCAAATACTCAAGAATTTAAACTTTTAAAAATACTTGCAAGTCAAGGTGTTGTTAATGGTGCTTTTCTTGGATGGCAACTAATTCAACCAGATGGTAAATTGATGCAAAATGCAGTTGATAGTATAATTTCTAAAAAATTTGACCCATTTGCGTTTTATCCATTTGTTGAAAAATATCTTCCAGAAAAAAAGAATGATATTGAAAAAGTAACTATTGGTCAACTTAGATATAAGTGTGAGCAATTGATTGAAACCTGGTCTAAATCTGGAACTCCCAATACAAACTTAAAAAAAATATTTAATATCTATTTGAATGAATCTAGAGTCATATATGTAAAAATGGATGTAAATAAAACAACAGGATCTGCATCATTCAATGCTTCTGCTGGCGGTGGATCTACACTAGTTAATAGATTATATCTAAGAACATCTAACTATGCGGAAAGAACATCAGATAGAATCGGATTCCAGGTCAGTTGAGAAACTGTCCACTCACACGCCAAGATTCCATAAAATGCGCTAAAATAAATACATGGCAAAAAATACACACCTAGAACATTTAGAAGATGACATCTTGAACCAAGGGTCTCAAGGTGGATTTAATGCGATTGCATTTTTGCGAGAACTTGGCAAAATGCTTTCCAGGCAGTCATCTGGAATTACAATAACCACAAAGTGGGATGGTGCCCCTGCTGTGATTTGTGGTATTGATCCAGAGAAAAATAAATTTTTTGTTGGAACCAAATCTGTTTTTGCAAAAACAGAACCAAAATTATGTTATACGCAGGAAGACATTACTCGTTTTTATGGCACTAGTGAACTGGCAGAAAAACTTAGAACTTGTTTAACTTATTTCCCAAAATTAGGTATTCGTGGAGTTTTGCAAGGTGATTTGTTATTCACCACAAATAAAGTTTATACAAATATTGGTGGTGAGAATGTAATAGCATTTAGACCAAATACTATTACATACACTGTTCCCATCAACTCTACTTTTGGTAATAAAATTGATGCTGCTAAAGTTGGCATAGTCTTTCATACTTCATATAGTGGTCCAACTGTTTCTGAAATGAGTGCTGGATTTGGGGTGGACGTTAGCTCACTAAATGAGGTTCCTGAAGTTTATGTTGCTTCTGCATCATTTGCTGATGCAAGTGGTGCCGCTAATTTCTCTCAACAACAAATTGTTGCTTATAATGCTGCGGTGAATAGAGCAGAAGGATCTTTACGTCAAGCATCTTCTTTTCTAGATGTTTTAAAACAAACTGGTGAGTCTAAATTTTTAATGTCTACTTTGTTCAAGCAGTTTTTTAATACTTATGTACGTGCTGGTATGGCACTCCCAAATGCTAAGAAAGTAACTGATGATTTTGCTCGGTACTATATTAGTTTGTTGGACAAAGAAGTTTTGTCAAAAAAGACAAAGGCTGCACAAGATAAATATTTAAAGATGAAGACTGATGGGTTAAAGTTTATTGCTGCGAATGATAGGGCAATCTATATGACAGTTGCATCATATATGAATTTACAAACAGCCAAACTAATGATTGTAAATCAGTTATCAAAAGTTACTACTTTTGGTACATTTATTCAAACTGATGATGGTTATAAAGTAACTGCTCCAGAAGGATTTGTTGCTATTAAATCGGGCAATGCTTTAAAATTAGTTGACCGTTTAGAATTTTCTCGCTCTAACTTCACTATCGCTAAGAATTGGGATAAAGGATGAAAGGATTTTTACAGTTTTTACAAGAAGCATCCGCTGCTGCAACTCAAGCAAAAAAACTTGGGTTAGTTGGTGATGGGCATGGAGGTTGGTATGATAAAGGAACGGGTGAGTTTGTTGCAAAAACTGAAAAAGGACAACTAAAGTTTTATAATAAAAGACAAGCAGTTGGGAAAGATCCAGCACAAACTGAAAAAGAAAAGACAATTGCATCTCCAGGATATACTGATCCTGCCCTCAAGCAACAACAGGCAGCACAGCAACAAGCACCATCTCCAGAACAACAGGCAGCACAACAACCTCCTGAGCAACAAGTTGGTCCACCCCCTGTACCAAAAACTAAGGGAACTCTTACAATTGCCTTTGGTCGATTTAATCCACCAACAATTGGACATCAACAATTGATGGATGTTGCAGCACAATCCGCATCTTCTGATGAGGGGGATTACTTAATATATCCATCAAGAAGTCAAGATAAGAAAAAGAATCCATTAGATCCAGATACAAAAGTTTCTTACATGAGAAGGATGTTTCCTACTCATAGTGAAAAAATCGTTAATGATTCTAATACCAGAACTATATTTGATGTACTCAAAAAAGCACACAATGACGGTTATACCAATGTAAGAATTGTTGGTGGTGCAGATAGAGTTAAAGAGTTTGAAAAACTATCAAACAATTATAATGGACAACTTTATCAATTCGATAATATCGAAGTAGTTTCTGCTGGTGAAAGAGACCCTGATGCAAAGGGAGTTGAAGGTATGTCTGCATCAAGAATGAGACTTGCTGCAGCGGAAGGTGATTTTAAAAAGTTCAGAGAAGGTCTTCCACCAGATTTTAAACGTAGTGATGCTTTAGAGTTATTTGATAATATTAGGTCATCAATGAATATTAAAGAGGGTTGGAATATTTGGGAAATTGCTCCTAAGTTTGATTGGTTAAATTTGCGTGAGAATTACATAACTGAAAAAATCTACCAAATTGGTCAATTAGTTGAAAATTTAAATACTGGGTTGGTTGGTAGAATTATTAGAAGAGGTACAAATTATTTAATTTGTGTAACGGAAGATCATATTATGTTTAAATCTTGGATTAAAGATGTAATGGAAGCAAAATATACGGAAAAAACTATGGATTCAATTGAAAGAGTTCCTGGAAAACCTAATACTTTAGTAGGAACTTTGGGATACTTTAAATATGCATCATCTAAGACCCCTGGTGTTATTGGTACAAATCAAAATAATCTTCAGCATGGTGCAAAAGCATACGGAATCGAATTCATAAATAAGTATAGGAAAAAGTAACTTAAATTAAAATTCTCAAATGAAAAAACATATTACTGAGGAACTTCCTGAAAGACAGCATCGCCAAGCCGATGCTGAAAAGGCTGGTCCCGAATCTAAAGAGGGCGGTGGTAAAGACTCTAGCGAGAAAAAGATTCGTCAAGCAGTTTATGACATTCGTTATAGGGCAAGGAGGGAAGAAGTAGATCTTCGCCAAGCATTTTCTCAATATATGCAAAATAGTTCTTTGGGGCAACAAGAAAGAACGGCTGTTAAAGCAAAACTATTCGGAAAAAAACAAATGTCGGAAGCATATGATACAAATGTAGACGATATTGTTGTAAGTAGCATTGGTAATGCTCTTAACAAAGTTTTTTCTGAAAAGAAAGAAGTAGTTGATGATATTGACATCGGTGAAGCATACGCCAAAATTTTAAATAAAACAGAAGATAGAAAATATAAGGTAAGAGTAACAGATAAAAATTCTG